TCTGTACTTTCGTTGAATCTAACATTTCTAAAAGCACCATATATAATTACTACATTTCCAAATTTTATAGTTGTAATGTCATTGTGGCTATCAATTTTAAATAAATTTTCCAATCTCTCCAAAAGTGAATTACTATCCATAGCTATATAATTATTAACATTCGCTGAAATATCAGTATTATTATTTTTACACAAGTATAACTTCTTTGTATTTTTATCAAAGTAGGTTTTACCAGCTGATTTTACTCCTGGTTCATTTAATATTCCACCATAGTCTTTTCCTGTCATTTGTGTGAATTTATTACCTTCTAGTGATGTTCCCTCTTCTGTTCCATATTTTGTAAGCCCATATTCTTCTGTACTTGCTCTATCAGTTTTATTAGCTTTTTTAGCCATTTCTTCATTAAATTTTTTTAAAGATACATAACTATTTAAATCTATGTTTGCTTCTATCTTTGTTCCACTAGCTATAATAAAAGAAATTACAATAATAAAAGAATGAGGACTATCTTTCATAAGTGGGATATAATCGTACTTATCAGCGGCATTTGCATAAGCATATAATATTTCTTCATTATCATTTCCTTTTGCAAAGAGCCCAATTTCTCTAAAAATTTTATCTTCTGTTAATGTAGCATTTGAAAATTGAAGTTCTAAAGCAACTCTATTATTATCTTCTCCTTCAATCTTACAACTACTTACATTAGCTGTTCCCCATGTTTCTTTTATATCTGTTAAAAATCTTATTTCATCTTCAGAAGCAATAGTTCCTGAGCCTATTTTAGCTCTTGTAAAAACTAATGTTTCTGATAGATTTCCATTAATTTTTGCTTGTAACTGTTCTCCTTTTTTTGTCAACTTTAAAGCTTTAAAATAGCTCATTTTTACCCCCTAATTTCAATAATTTTAGTAAAACCTATTGAATTATTCATATTTGATTCTGAAGTTATTTTCATAGTCTGATTTAGATTAAAATCTGCTGTTATTTCAATTTTCTTTATATTTTCAATTAAACCGAAACTCCTAATCTCAGAAGAATTATTAATGATTTCTAAATCCCAATACATTTTAGCTCCAGCTTCACAAATTTTGTTGAGATCAGGCATTAGATTAACATTTTTAATTTTGTCAATCATATTTAACCTAAATAACTGACTTGCAACTTCATTTTTATACCTTGTTTTTATTTCTGTAACTTCATTTTTTGTTAGTTCCCTTGTTATCTTTAATAGAAATTCAGTATTTGGAAAACCTTCTAATGCTAATTTCTTTATTATTAAAGCTTGTCTATACTCTTCATCTTCTCTTAAATTTCTCTTTTCTTCATATCGTTCTCCCATAAAATCAAGAAAAATTCCACTGCATTTAAGAAGAGATGTTTGACTTTTTAAATTTTCAATTAATTCATCAATATATGAAATTACAGGTTTTAATGTTCTATAAATTTTTATATTATTTTCTTTTTGAAAGTGTAAAGGTAATCCTTCAATTACTTCATCTATCATATCTCCTCCTAGATTTTTTTAGGAATCTCATTAAACTCTAATTGAAGTGATATTTTCCATTCAAGAGTATTTTTCTTTCTAAATTTTAATTCAAAGTCTGTGTATTTAAAGCCTTTCCCACACATCCATTCAGATAAAAATGCTCCTGGTGAAAGTAAAGCACCAAGCCCTGAATTATTTATATAGTCTTTTAATAAATTATTTATTTTTAGTTCATCAGGACTTTTAATAATCAAGTTATATTCTATTTCTACTTCTTGTGGTCTATCAAATCTGATTAACTCTTCATGATTAGTTACAGAAGTTGGAACTTTTACTTCAATAGATCCTTTTGTATCTGGTGTATGTATATGTTTATAAATTGTTTGAGCAATTTCTTCTTTAATTCCTCCATCTACAACTATCCAAATAGATTTTGGTGGAACTCCATATTTATCAGTAACTAATGTATTATTTCTAATTCCATTTGCACTTTTTACCCCTTGTAGCTTTCTTATTGCATTTAAGACAGGTTGTAAATTCCAATCTCCTGCCCCATTTACTGCTAAATATCTTTTTAAATATTCATAGTCAGTTTCTGCATTTAATCCACCTTCTGCTACTTCTAAGTTTTGTACATCTATAATGTAAGCTGGAGCTTTCAAAACCTTTTCAATTTTATTTTTTTGAATATTAGAATTCTGTCCCTCGAACACACTTTGAAAGGTTATTAATTTAGTTTTTGAAGAATCTATTTCAAAGGCTTCAATATTTTCAAACTTCGCTCCATTTTCTGATTGAATTAATATTTCCCTTTCAGAAACATCAACAAATTGAGTTGCTGTAATTCTACATCTTAAGAAAGATTTTGCTCCTAGCCTTCTAGGAAAAAAATATAATAAATTATCTAGTTCAGTTCCCTGTGCTGTGTAAATATTAAGTCCTCTTGCAACAGAAATTATTTTATCTTCTAAGTAAGTACATAAATAAATGAAAGGAGCTATTAGTTTGTAGTAATCTCCTGTATCAGAAACATTAAAGTCTGAACCAAAATTTTCTTTTTTCTGTGCTTCTTGTTGTGCCATTTCCATAAGTCCATTAAAACCTTTAGTTTCTAGCTTTTCCACTTATTATTATCTCCTTTTCTAATTTACTATATTCTTTATGAGTTATTTTTAAAATTGCTTTTAGTGTTCTTTCTTTCTCTGAAATAATTTCATATTCTATTGATTCAATCTCATCTTTATACCATTCTTTTAATTTTGAAGTTATGTGTTCTAGCTTATAAATTGATATTTTTTGTTCATCTATCATCTTTATATCTAAACCTAAACTTTCATTATAAAAACATTCAATATTATAGATTTTCAAAGAATTTACTACTCTTTGCCAAAATTCATCAATTTCAGTAACATATCCAAAAATAATCTCTCCTTCATTCATTTTAAGAGCCTTCATTATACAACTCCTCCTGATGTTTGATTTCCTGAGCTAACTCCATCATGTCTATGTTTTTTCAAACTCTTGTCCCCTGCTTGGACATCTTCCGTAGCAGATATTGATCCAGTCGTTTGTATATTCCCAGTTTGAGTAGTATTTCCTTTTTGGTTCGTATTCCCAGTTATATTCACATCTCCTTTTTGAGTTGAATCGCCTGTTAGATCAACATTTCCTTTTTCTAAACGATTTCCAATTATTCTTATATCTTTAGGAAATTGTAAATTTTCTATCATATTAGGAACGGTAAAAGGTAATATAAATCCATTATTTAGATTATTTCTTCTGTTTGAATCCATATTTTCTAAAGAAGCTTGGCTAATGTAAGAAGAAATATCATAAGTTAGTACAAAATAAGGCATTATATCTCCTTCTTTTACATTCCAATCTATATGATCTTTTGAATCACCAAAAAGAGCTACTGGAACATTTCTTAAAACTGGTAAAGCAACTCCATTTGGTGAAAATAAAGGAATTGCATCTACAAATCGTCCTTCTCTAATTTTTTGAATTTTTACTAAGATTATTTTTATTTCTTCCATCATTTACTATCTTTACTCCTAATTTCATATTCCAGTCATCACTTAAACTCAAATCAACCTCTTCTATTTGAACAAAACTTTCTAATTTATCACTTGAAACATAGAGTATGTCTCCCTTTTTTAAATAGTGTATTGGAAAACATTCTATTGAATAATCATATTTATTTCCTTCTTTTATAGTTTTTTTCTTTTTTTCTTTTCCCCATTTTTCTTCTTTTTTATTATCAGATTTTTTATTAATTTTACTTTCTTTCTCTTGTTTTTCGACTTCTTCAGGATTATGAATTAACCCTGATTCAAAACTTAAATAAATAGAATAATTATTTTGTGTATCTGTATAAATATATAAATCATCACCTTTTAGAGTCATCTTACTATTTGAATCTTCCACAAGTTCTTTTAACTCATTAAAGCCTTGATTATAGCATGTATAGCCATTTGTATAAGTTTTATCTTTTTGTAATTCCATACTTATTAAATTAAGTCCCATATTTTTTACAACTTCTTTTATAGCATCAGATATTTTTACATTCCCATCTATGCTAACAGATACTAATTTACTACTTTTCTTAGTCCTTTCAGAACATATTAATTCTTGTATAAAAGAAGCATCTTCTTTCATAGTTTTCTTTTTTATTACTTCATACTTTGAGTAATAACCTACATCAGTGTCATAACCAAACCACAATTCTATCTCTGAACCAACAATTATTTCTTGACTTAAATTATATATTTTTATAGTAGCTGTCCCTACTTTCCCTTCTTCTCCACTCTTTGCTTCAACAGTAAATTTTAGTCCATTGTTATTGTGATCATTTAGCTTAACATCATTTATAACTAAAAAACTATTTCTTGGAAAAAGAGGTCTATTTGCAATAAAGGTTTGCATAATTAATCCTCCACTATAAGTTCTACTTCATCTATATTATCAAAAGTAATCTTTTTAATTGTTCTATCAATTGTGTTTGGAATTATATATACTTCTGGAAAATTATGATTAAAATTAGCTTTTTCATCTACAAGCTTGTTAAACCATAATGGAATCCCAAACATAATTGGTTCATTAGCATATATTAATACTCCATCCATATCATATAAATTTATATAAACTCTTCTGTCATAACTATTAAAAATAAATTCAAATTGGTATGTCTTATCTTTAATTGTTACATCTGTTGAATAAGGAATAGAGTCTTTCAAAATTGTTATTTTCATTCTCTACCTCTTTTAGGAACTTGGTAATTTAATACTTTCACTCTGTAAATCTCCTTCCCAACTATTATTTCCTTTATTTATCTTAGAAACATTTGTTTTAGAAATACTTCCTTTTTTAGCTTTTGTTTTTATTTTTGTCTTTTTAGAAACAACTGGTTTAGCTTTTTTACTTGGTGATGGTATCATTTGTATATTAGCAATTTGTACTTGCACAAAAGAAATTGTAAACTCAATATAATATAATGATTCAATAGTAACCTCTATTCCAGTTATTGCAAGATTTTTATAAATTTTAATCATATATAAGTCTACAAGTTGTCTTTTATCCCTCATTTGTAGAATTTTTTCAAAAATTTCTTTATGATTATCTCCAGCAAGCTGAACTTTAAAAGAAAGAGTTAATGGGGTTTGTGAAATATTATCAGAAATTTGTGTCCCATCATCTATTGGAATAACTGGAACATCATTTTGATAACTTTCGCTAATATCTGATACTAATTCAAGATTTATATTTCCTAAGATTATAGGGGGAACTTCTTTCACTAAATTCCCTGTTTTACCATTAACTGAATTAATAGAATTTAAAAAATTATTTGTTTTTCCCATTAAATCTTTTATAGAAAACATTAAATATTCCCCCTAGCTATTTCTCCTTGTAACTCTATTTCTTCAAATTTTTCAACTATCATTTCTGCTATTTTGTTATAATCAACTTCATTTTTTAAAGCTTCTTTTATATGAAAATGGATAGTTAAATTAACAGCTTTTCCATTATTTTTATAGTTACTTGTTGATTTTGAATTTGTTATAACTAAATTATTATTTTCATTTCTTGTTTTATTTTCTATAACATTTTCATCATTATCTATTACAAAATTTGGATTGAATGTTGCTTCTATTTTTTCTTTAACCCCTTTGAAAAAAGTTTTTTTTCTATAGTTAGAATTTTCTTCTTTTGTAAGAACTCTTTCGCCCTCATGAAGTTCTGCAATATACCCATCTTTTGGGACATAACTTAGTCCTGACCTATGACTTCCATCTATATTATCTTTTTCTCCATCTTTTTCTTCTTTAAAGAAAACTCTAATTCCTGGTAAAGATTTTATTTTACTTCCAAGATTTGAAAAGAATCCTTTTATTTTTTCCCATATCTGATTAACATAATCTAAGATAAAGTCAAATGCTGCTGAAGCTGTAGATTTTATTGTGTCCCACACACCTTTTAACATTTCTACAAGTTTTAAAAATATATCTATTGTTTTATCTTTTAAACTTACAAAAAAATTAACAATGTCCAATATCTTTGAATATAGATAACTTCCTAATTCTGAAAACTTAGCTTTTATTAAATCCCAGTTTTCAATAATTAGCTTACCTATCCTAATTATCCAACCAAATGGACTGAAAAGCATAAATATTTTTTTTCCAAGCTCCCATAAGGCTAAGCCAAAAGCTTTTAATTTATCTTTTATTTTTATGAAGAAATTCTTTAATTTTTCACCAAAAGATTTAATACAATCAATCATACTAAAAAATGCTAATACAACTTTGTTTTTTAATTCTATAAAAAAATTCTTAATATCTTGTATTTTTGAATAAAGATAATCTTTAAATTCCAAAAATTTAGCTTTTATTAAATCCCAGTTTCTGTATAATAAAACTCCAATAGCTATTACAGCTCCTATTCCTAACATAATGGGATTAAAGGAAAGAGCCGCTAATGCTGTTTGTAATGCTCCAATCAAGACAACTACTTTATTTATAATAAATAATCCAGCAAGAGCTGAAACTAATGGAATTAAAAGTTCTTTCCAGTCCACTATAAATTTAATTATTTTTTCTCCCCAAGAAATTAATTCTTGAAAAACACTTGCTAAATTTTCTGCCCATTTTGTGAATGTTCCATCTTCTTGTAGTTTTACTAAAAGTTCAGAAAAAGGTATTATTACTTTATCTTTTAATATTTGGAAAGGTGAGTTCTCAACAATATCTCCAAATTCATTAACTCCTGCTAAAGTTGCAAGCCCAGACTTAAAAGCACCACTAATTGTAGATAGTCCTCCTTTAAAAGTTTTAGCTTGTTTTTCCATTGCTCCACCAAATCTTGAGTTCATCATTTCAAATAGGGTTTTATTAAATAATTCCATATCTTTAATTTGCCCTTTATTGTTGAAAATCTCTATTCCTTGACTTTTCCCAAAGTCATCTATCATGTTTTTAGTTATACCAAATTCTTTTAATCTTTCAAGTTCTCCTGTCCGAGCATCTGCAACAGCTTCTATAGCCTGGTCAAAACTTTTCCCCATACCACTTGCCATATCTCCTATCATTTCAAGATAAGTCCTATTTGTAGTTTTAAGTATTCTATCTCCTTCTATCCCATAAGACTGGAGCTTAGTCATACCTTCTACAACTTCTTGACTTTCAAAAGGAGTTTTATTCGCAAATCTATTTGCCCAGACTAATTTTTTCCTTGCTTTATTGGGATCTTTTAGTACAGTTTCTAATGTATTCCTAAACTGCTCCATATTACTTGCTCCATCTATTGAAGCTTTTATAGTAATTCCTGCTGCAATCATTCCTAATAATTTTTTAAAGACTCCCATTAAACCATTGGCTTTTTGTTTACTTCGTTCAAATTGTTGTACAGCATAATTTCCAAACCTTTTAAAGCCTCTTCGAACACTATTCAAACCATTATTGATTCTTGAAAAAGCTCCACTCATAGAAGAAGTTATTTTATTCTTTATCTGACTAAAGATAGAGCTTATTTTATTTCTAAAATTACTAAGTTTTGATTGAAATGTACTTAGTTTATTTTTTAATGTACTTAGTTGTACATCTATTTTTTTCATACTTTCTAAGCCATTACCTATAACTTTAAAACTTAGTGCTAACTGCTCTAACATCTAACTTCTCCTCCTTATTTATTTTTTCTTTCAGCATAATTATTCCAAGCTACTTCTAAAAGCATCTTTTCTTCTATACATAATTCTTCAAAAGATTTTTTGAAATAGTTAACTTTACTTTCAAAAGCTATGTCAAATAATTTCTGCTTATTCTGTCTTTCTTTCTCTAAAGCTTTCAATGTATAGAAAGGGAGTTTGTTGAAAGTCCACAATTAATGTAGATATATTTGTCATTGCTTCCATATCTAAATTAAAATACTCTTTATCTCTTGCTTCAATAGGAAATGCTATGAAATTTAATAGAATTTTTTCAGCTCTTTCTATATCACTTTTTAAATCTAAAAATTTTAGAAATGAGTCTGTAGAGATTCTTTCAATTCTAAAAGGAATAGAAGTAGTTTCAAAATTTTTCCCTGTCATCACTATATCAAACTCAAGTGCACCTAATCCTTCTGCTTTAAATACCACATTTGATACTTTTTTATCTTCCAAAGATTTTAAAAAATCTTTTTTCTTATCTGTATTTTGCATTAAATCATCACCTCTGTTACTCCTGTGCAAACTAATGTAAATTCTCTTTCATCTGATTCACCATCACCAACAAGTTCACCTTTATTAACTGCCATTTCTTCAATCGAAACTCCTCTGCTATACTTTTCAACAGAAGAATCTCTGAAATAACCTGTTCCTTTTATTACTGCATCTGAAGCAGTCAATAAAACTTTTTCGTCTTCAGTCCCAACAGGAACTGTAACTGTTATATCTAAGTTTGGATCAGGTGAATATAGAATTCTTCTTTTCCCAGTAAGAGATTTGTCAGATTTTTTATATCTATCCTCAGGTGCTGCAATTGTTATTTTTCTAATATCTTTTAATGTATATCCATTAAATATTAGTATTTTTTTACTTAAATCTACTAAATTAGCCATTATTTACCACCTATGTCCTTAAATGTTTTTTGTAAAGTTAAATCTACAAAATATCCCCATTCTGCCAATCTAAATAAAACTCTTGGTCTAACAAGTCTTTGTTCTCTTTCAGTATTTGTTTGTGTTACTGGATAAACTATATATTCATATTTTTCATCTTTCACAGCTATTAAATCTTGTTCTCCCATTTCTTTCATAACTTTATGAAGTGTTTTTTCTATAAGTGCATAACCTCTATCATCTTGCTTAAAACCTTTTTTTATTAGTACTTTTTCAAGGTTTTCATTCATATTTACAATTATGCAATCTAGTGCACTTGTTTCATCAAGATAAGTTCCATCAAGTGCTTTTCCTCCATTTGCAACTATGTAATTTTCAGAGGTTCTTTTTTCAGGAAAAGTTATATTATTTTTAGTTAGCTCCACTTTTTTAGAAAGTTCTGTATCAGCTGTAACACCAGCTAATTCAATTAATGAAACTCTATAACCTGCTCCTTTTGTTATTACAACTCCAGCGTAAGAAGCGGCTTTATACTCTCTATTTTCTTCAATATCCATTTTAGGAGACCAAAAAGCTATAATTCTATCACTTTTCATTGTATCTTCTATTGGATAAGCTTTTACCTCTGTTATGTAAATTCTTCTGTTTTCAGTTAAAAAAGGTCTAATCTTTTTAATAGTATCTGTACTATCAAAAGTTGTCAGAAAAGCATACCATTCTTTATCTAAATTCTCATTTAAAACTTCCTTTAACTTTTCACCAGCTTTTGCTTTTTCTGCAATTTCTACTCCAACTATTCCAAAAAAATCTGGTTTAAGAATATTCCCATCACCATCTTTCTGCCCTAGGAATGCTTCTACAAGTTTATAAACTTTTGAATTATTTCCAAAGTCTGTTGCTACATCTTTGGAATTGTTGTAATATTTAAAATCAGCATTCTTATCATCAGTTACTATTAGCACTTTATTTAAAGATGCTACTGTTAAGACTACTTCTTTTTCCACAATAACTTTTACTGGCTCTCTATATGTATTACTCATTTACTTCCTCCTTTTTTGTTAGCAATTAATTCAATTTTATTTACAATTGTAACTTCTCTTTCTTTTGTTGATTTTATATATTCAAATACTATGTCAAAACTACTTCTATACTCATATTTAGAATTTATAATTTCATTTAGATTTTTTATTTCAGAATGTTTTACAATTCCAACTCCTATTCTGCTCCACTCATATCTTAATTTAAAAAGAATTATTTCTCTTAGATTAGCAGCTTTCTCAATTGTTTCGTCTTGACTATTACAATAAATATCAAACTGTATTCTTCCTAACATTCTATATTCAGCAGTTTCAATATATATATTTTCTTTTTCTATATATTTACTTTCATGTTCTCCAAAAAAATCTGCACTATTTAGACTAATAATAGAATATGTTGAATAAGGTTTTTCTGGTGGATCGTGTTCCGAATAAGCTGGAATTATTTGAATATCTCCTATCTTATTTAAGAGTTCAATAATTCTATTAATCATCTTTTGTACTCCTTCTCAAAAGATATATTTTTATATCAGCTAAATAATCAAAGTCAGTTGATTCAACTACTTTAAATTGTTCATTATTTATTTGGACTATATCTTCATTTTTTAATAGTTCTTTTGTAAATAACTCTCTATCTTTTAATGTAATAGAACCCTGTGGATAATATTTTAGAATATCAGTAGATACTGGCATATATACACCTTTTATAATTTTTTCTACTGTACTTTCATTTACATATTTTCCTTTTTCCCATTTTCCTTCGATCTTGGAGATAATTTTTATATCTTTCTTATGTTTATTTAATAAAATAACTTTATCCATCTTATACATCCTTAAATTCACTTAAATAGACATTTGAACCATTTTTATCAACTATTTGATAGCGAATAGATTTTATTAAAAATCTATTGTCAATAAGTGGTTTTGTATTGTTAACCTGCCTATCTTTAGTTTTTATTCTTAAAGTACTTTTGGCATTTACTACTGCCCATTGCCCTGCTGTTGAAATACTTAATATAATTTTTCCTCTTATATCCTCACCTATTCTCATTAGTGCTTCTTTACCTTTTATGCTTCCCTTTGCAACATCTGCAACAGCATTTTTTATTAGTTTACTTATAGCGTCTTTATTACTATCTAAAGCATTACGCATAAATGGTCTAGCAGGAATATATTTAGTTCCAAACTCATTCCATATAGCATATTCAAGAATTGTAGCTTTATTATCTTTACCTTTTTTATCTCTATCAATAGCAAGAACTCCTATTTCAACCCTATGTTTAGCAAGATAGTCAATTTCTTTACAAATATCTAAAATAGTCATATTTCTACAACTCCGAATAAATCCTTTATTCCTCTGATAAAATTATCTGACTGTTCAATTTTATTTAGAAAAGTATAATTTATTCCTCTTATAGCATAAGATTTTAAACCTTCTTCATTTGTTATGTTCTCTCTAATTGTTGAACAAATAAAAAGAAGAATATCAGAAGGGATTTCATCATATCCAGCAATATATTGAATTTCAACATAAGAATTTTTAGAAATTATTTCATCAAAAATTATTTTTCTATTAATATAACTAAATGGAAGTATTTTACAGCCTCTATTAACGTTCAAAACCTGTTCAATTTTCTTTTCAGGAAGAAATACATAATTTGTATTAAGTCCACTAATCAAATTTGTTATTTTGGCTTTTAATAGCTTATAACCTATAACCCTTTCAATTTTAAGAATTACACTATTTATATAGAACTTTAAAAGTTCTTCATCTTCTATTCCTGTAAGGCTTTTAGCTATATTTAAGTCATATCCTAATTCTTTATCCATCACTTACTCCTATTTTTAGCTCCTGATATAAATACCAGGAGCTTTTTTAACTAGGCTTTTTTAACTACTTTTACAAAATATTCAGGAAGTTGTACTCCAACACCTACACCTTTTTCCATATAATATTTAGTTAGTCCTTTTGATGTTATCTGATCTTCTAGCTTCATAGTCATCTTTGGATTTTCTATTCCTAAAAGTCCTTCTTTAACATTTCCAAAAACCATAACTGGATCTGTTGCTGCAACTGCTTCTTTTAATGTTTTTAATCCAGAACCTTCTGATTCTACTAATTCAACAGGTCTTGACATTAATGTTCTTGTATTTCCTGTGTTTAAATCTGTTATGTAAAAATCTTTGTTAGTATTTTTTAATTTACTAATTTGTTGCCATGTTTCTCTTCTTATATACCAGTTTGATTCTTTAGCAACATCAGTAGGAATTGAATAATAGATATCTATTATACTTTCTATAAATTTTGCATCATCAGATGTGTCAATTTCCTGTTGATTTGTTACAGCAGTATCCTGTAAAATTCCTAATGGCATATTTGTACCACTTCCGTTAAAAACAGAATCTGCTAACTTCAAGCCAAGAGCATATTCTACTCTCTTTAATAAGAATGTTGCATAACCAACATAATTTGTTGCTAAAAGCTTATTTGTAACAACAGGTAAAGCATATAATTGAAATATATTTACAGTTATATTTTCAACTTTTGTTACAGCAGTATCTTTTCTTTCTTCAACTTCTCCTACCCATCCAACTTCAGGTAAACCAGCCATTTCTCTTGGAATTGTTATCCCAGCATCATCAGTAGTAATAAATGTTATATCTTTTAGAACTGGATTAGAATCTTGTATTCTCTCTAAAATCTTTTTTACTATTGTTGTTGTTACTATTGCTTTTCCTGTAGTAGAACCTGTTTTACCATCTCCAACTGTCATATCTTTAAATTCTAATTTACTATTTTCATTAAAGACAATTTCATTCTTTTGTCCATTATCTTTAACATTTAATAGCATTGCTTTAAACTGTGCTGCATCATCTACTTCTTCTTCAGTTGCTTTAAAATCTGCTTTTAATCCTTTTAATACATCATTTAATTCATTGATTTGTTTAGAAAAATTTTCTTTTAAATCTTTTTCTAAACTATCTTTTAATCCATTAAATTGTTCTGTAAGTTTTGAGAATTCACCAGGCAATTTTGCTATTTCCTCATCTGTTCCTGCCTTTAATAAATCTGCTTTAAATGTTTCTAAAACTCCTGTAAATATTGCAATTAATTCCTCTTTTCCCATTTTATTTCCTCCTATATTTTCTTCTCCAAAAACTCTTGTTACTCTGCTTCCTGGAACTGCTGCTTTAGGCGTTAAACTTCCTTCATAAGCATCAAATTCTAAAATATCAATATAATATTTTCCATCTTCAACATAATCTTTATACTTTGTCATAACTCCACCAACAGACATCTCAAATTCTGCACCTAAGTCCTTCATCAATGAATAAACTTTCATTGCTTCAGGATTTATATATGCTCCACTTTCATCTTTCTGTAAGTGAAATGTTCCTTCTACTTCAAAACCTTCCTTAGTTTCTTTTCCAATTAAAGTTCCAATTGGGATTAAAGAACCTTCATGGTTATATTGTAAAAATAATTTTTTACCATCATTTTTTTCCATACTTCCAGTTTTAAATCTGTAAATACCTTTTGCTGTATTATCTCCTTGCATATTAACTAGAAGCCCTTTAAATTTACCTTTAGAATTTTCATCTTCGTTAAATTCTGCAAGATTACACTTAAAATTTAAAATTTCATCAGAAAATTTAATTTTATATTTTTTTCTCTTTGGCATGTTATCTCCTTTTATCTAAAAATTATTAAACAAGAACAACGAACAACTTCTGATGCTGGAAGTCCATCTTCATGCGGATAGAGTGCTTCTACTCCATTTTGTAACTTCCATTTATAATTAATATCAACCCATTTTCCACTAATAGCTTTATGATGAACTCTATACATCTTTTTTCCGCCAACATGAATCCAGCATTTTTCTTTCATTATTCCTTTTGCTGTTTCAAAACTTGTTGCATTTATAGATTTACTCGTTTCTGTCCGAGCAATTGTACTTGCTCTCTGTGCAGTCATTCCATTAACTTCCTTTACTATTTTTTCAACCATTTCATTATGACTTATTCCTTCTTCTTGACCAGTTGTAATAATTTTATTTAATTTTATTTGAGTCGTTTTACTAATTCTAGTTGCTTGCTTTGCAGCATTTTTTTTATTCCATTTTTTTAAGAAATAATCTTTTATTCCTTTCATTGTGTTACTTTTAATTTTCTTATTGTATATGTTTTGAAAGCTTTTTAAAGTGCTCTCGAATGTAAAAGTATATAGTGTTTCTAAACCACTCTTTATTTTTCTTCTTAACCATTCATAATCTATGTCAATAATAATTTTTAAGTCATTTTTACTAGCATTATCAATTACAATTTTTTCTTTAAACTCATTAAAAATTTTATCTATTATTTTTTTATTTCTTGCAGTTAATCGTTTTTCCAATAGTTTTAAAGTTCTTATTTTCTTAACTTCCTTTTTCAAATATCATCAACTTCCTCTCCTTCGGTTGTTGTTGGAGTTATTGTTTCATCAAGTGTTGCTACTCCACTATTTACTAAAAGAACATCTCCACCTTCAACATCTCCTAAACTTAAATCAGTTAGTAAAGATACTATTTTTCTATACTCATTTATAGTCAATCTATCTTTCAAAGGTTCAAGTTTTGTTATGACATCTCCAATGTCTTCTTTAAGCTCATCTGCTCCACTTAAATCATAGTCAATGAACTCGCCATTTTTTAAATACTCTGAAAATAAATAATTTAACCAACTTTTCAATTTATTAAAAAATGGAATAACTGCTTCACGATAGAGTTCTTTTTTTGCTTGTTTTCTATTCTGATATGTACTTTCTCCACCTCCAACAAGTTCCGCAGGAACTCCACTTGCTAATGCTGCTCTTTCATGTGCTTTTTGCTCAGCAGTAGACCAATCACTGTCAATTGGTGCTCTTGAAGTGTCTTGGTATTTTAATCCAGAACCAAGTACAATAGGCTTTCCTGCATTGTCAGAACCACCATAATGTGCTGAATATCTTGCTTTTATTTCTTCTCTATCTTCTTTGTCTACAACTCCCTCGGTTTGTAAAATTCCTCCTGGTTTCCCAAGATTTTTAGCAAGACTCCAGTTCCATTTCCAAGCTTGTTCACTGTATGCTCCATACATAGCCATAGAATTATGCTTTGTATATCCACTTCCTATACCACTAGAATTTACTCCATCTATTATATTCAAGTAGTTTGGACTTCTTATCCACATATAGTTTTTTAACTCATCTCCTACAATTGACCTAAATGGATTATTTATTCTTATCTCCCTTATTCTTCTACCTTCAAAATAGACAGTAAAATTGGAAGGGGAATGAACGTATAGATCAGGTCTTAAAGAAGGGATTCCTTTTATAACTTCTAAAAGAACTCCATTATCACTACCTTCTAGCCACACAAGCAAATAGTCAAGAAAATCTTGAAAAGAAGTATTAGGATTTATCATATTGAACAAATCATTTAACACATGTTCTTTAACTAAATCTTTTCCTTTTCCATCTTTTGTCTTTTTATAAACTGCCATAGTTATGTTTTGACAAGCCTGTATTTTCTTAGACATTGGAAGCATAAAGGCTGCTTTATACTCTATATTTGCTGTATAATCAGATGGATTAAAATTTACATTATCATCTGTCATAACTGAACAGTCCTTAAAAAACCATTTCTTTATCCATTCTCTAACACTCATAAACATACTTTCCTTTTTTCATGTCATTTGAAAAAGCATACCTTGTTGCATCTATACTGTGATTATTCTTATCTTCCAAACGAGGTAAAGCATTTCCATCTCTATCAGTTGCATAATCTATCATTTCAAACTCACGAGAGATATTTGGCGTTCTTTTAGGATCAATTACTATTGCTTCCAAATCTGCAAGCCATTTTTCTCCATACTCAACACTTCCAGCTCCTTTTTTAGCTCCTGAAGCACTGATGTCATATTCTCTAAGTTCATCTATACTTTTAGGTTCAGCACTATCACACATAACTAATTCATCATAATTCTTTGATATGATAAAAGTTGCTAGTTCTCTATTTTTAATTCCTACTCCAAAAAATTCATCAATAGCATAGATTATTCTCTTTTTCTTATCATATCCCCAACGAACAAATGCCATTGGATCAACTCCATACCCCCAGTCAACTCCATTTCTAAATCTATCAAGTCCTTTTATTTCTTCATTGCTAATCGTTCTAATTTCCAAATTATCAAAAGGAACTATTCCATTTCCAATAGGTTCTCCTAAGTATGTATGCTTGTATTTCGTAGGGTTATTTAACTTTACTGCTTCAGCTCTTTTTACAAAATCATCTGAAATAAATGGATTGTCTAGATAAGTTGAGTGATGTACAAATATTTCATCATCTTCTTTAAAAGTATATTCATATTTCTTATTTACCCAATTATGCTTCATTTTTGGCGGGTTATATGAGAAAAAACCTTTATACCTTAAATTATCTTTTAACTTTCCTCTATATATTGAATCAAGTACCATTTCTACTTCATCTTCATTTTTAAATTCGGCTAATTCCTCAAACCAATATTCTGTAATTGGAAAACTTGAATCAACTATTGATTTACTTTTTTGTGGATCATCAACTCCCATAAATATAAATTTATTACCTCTCTCTGTATATCTGATTTCTAATGGACTTAATTTATATTCAAAATAGTCTTCAACTCCTAATTGCTTAATTGCCCATTTTATTTGCTCATAAACAGACTTCTTTAAAGTTTCACCAACTTTTCTAATACAAACTATATTTATTGGGTTTCTAATTAAATCAAGTGTTAGCATTAAAGCTATATTACTTGATTTAGCTGATCCTCTTCCGCCTTTACAAACTATTTTTGTATACTTGTTACTTTTCCAAGCTTTATAGACTTCATGAAATTTTGGTGTTAATACTTCTGATACTTGTTTAATTTCCCTTTTTTTCTTAGAGATTATCAACTATCAACACCCCTCTCTCTTCTTCAACTTCTTTTTTAGCTTGTTCTTTTTTCTTTTCACTTCTTGCTGTTACTTTTTCTACAACGCTTGCAACTTTAACTAAAGCATCAGCAGTTTTAGGATCTTTAAATTGTTCAGGATTTTTAGAAATTTCTATTAATATTTTTTTATGTGTTTCATCAAGCAGATCAACTACATCATCCAAAGTCATCCCTGCTAGTTTTCTAGCTTCCTCAAACTCTTCCTTATTATCTTTTATCCAACGATAGATAGTGCCTTGTGATTTATTCAAAGCACTAGCTATTTCTTTTGCTGTCTTTCCTTGTGCATATAGCTTTTTAGCTTTTAATAACTCTAAATCCATAGACACCTCCACATTTTTATTTTATTAAGCAAAAATACTCTGCTTTTTCTGATAGTTTTCCAAATGTTACTCTTTATGTTACTCTTTTATACTCTTTTACAATAAATTCACATTTAAAATTATTTTTTAATAGCTTTGATAAATTATTATTTATACTTCCAAATACAAGAAATACATTATTTTTATTCTGATTTCTTTTTATAAACTTCTAAAGAATTTCCTTTTAAAAGACATTCAATCTTTTCATCTTTAACATTAGCTAAAACTTTTAAATTATCAAACTCATTCTTGAAACTTAATGGAATCTCCATAGCTCCAGCAAATAAATCAATAAAATTAGGTCTGTAATTTTTTTCAAAGATTTCTTTAATTTCTTTATAGAACCGCCCTTTGCTTCCAAAGTATGCGAATGGTGGTTTTACTCTTGCCATTTTAATTACTACTTTTATTTTTTCTCTCTATATTTCTTTTAACTTAGTTCAAGAGTAATTATTGTAAAATTTACAAAGATTATAAAAATTGAAATAAAAAAAGACACACCATACGATGTGCCTTTTAAAAGGTTTTAATTTTTCTTTAGATATTCAATTAATGCCTTTTCTATAATATTTGTCAATTTTTCATTTGGATATTTTAATTCTATTTCTTTGAAAAGTTGGGGATCAATTCTAAAAGTTTTGTTAAGTTTCTTTTTACTTACATCTAACTTTTTTCTCCCAGCCCCTTCCCTTGCTCCACCAGATGCCATAATTCTCTCCTTTTATTTTTTTAATTTAATCCATCTAATTAAATTATAAATACATAATACTAATATGATTATAGCCAATACTAAATTTTTAAAATAAAAATTTACTAATATAAGTACTGATACTATTATTGATAATGTTAAAATTGAAATATTTTTCATTGATTCAATGAGTAAAAATTGATATAATATATAAGCAGGGAGGGTTGTTATCCCTCAACTGCTTAGCTATTACTCTATGATTATCTTTATTAGCTCAATAACAACGACCAGAAGTTCGAGTATTAAGATTATCATTTGTAGTAGCTCTTTTTTATTTAATTTTTTCCCTCCTTTCTTTGGCTTTTTCTGCTTTTTACTCATCTTTTCACCTCCTTATGTATTTATTATATCATATCTTTTTTGATTTTTGCAAGTGTTTTTTCAAAATATATATTTTTTTTGAAGTTTTTTTGCTCCCTTTGAAAATAAAAAAAAGAGTATTTGAACTCTTTTAGAATAAATTATATTGTAAACTTTTTTTAACTTGAAGGGAGCTTTTAAATGAGCTATCTTTTTCAAGTAATTCCAAACTTTCCAAATCAATTTGCCAAGTATATTTTTTAGAATTTTTTATACATCTATACCCTAATGTACCAATTTTGCAATAATTGTATATTGTACTTATTGAAACATTAAGTCTATTAGCTGCTTGTGCTACACTTATATATTTTTTAGTCATTCTTATCCCTCCTCTTAGTTAATATAACATAAGACCTTATTTTTGTCCATAAAAAAGAGAGGATTTACCTCTCTTTCATTATTTTTGTAATATTGGATAATAGTCAAATGTGATTAACTCTTCTTCATTAATTCCATATTCTTTATCTAATTCTAGTGGATAAGCATAGGCTTTTAGAAGTATACACATATTTATTAGCTTTTCTCTTCCAACTTGTAAAGTCTTAGCAAAAGTAATTATTTCTTCAACCGATTTTCTAATTGCTTTGTGATTATTGTAAAGATAACCAAGTTTTTTATTTTTTACTCTTTCCTTTAATTTTTGAAGTTCCTTTTGTTGATTATCCTTTGTATACTTTTCAAAAAATAATATATATTTTTTTATTAACTTTGAACTTACTGTATTTTCTATTATACATAATTCCTTTACCATATCCAAAGTTAAAGCATAATCTTCTCCAATGATTGAAAAGTCAAAGTCTTCAACAAAATCATATTTTTCTATTCTCTTATTTATCCAACTTTTTAGATACTGATTAATCTCTAATGCTCTCCATAAGTCTTTAGCTTTAATATAGAAAATATTATTTTTGGTATGATAGATTTTTATTAATTCAGGTTGCTCCTTCATTTCAACTTTATACTCAAAAGGTAATTTAGGCATCTCAACTTTTTTGTTGACTGATTTAATTAAGGCTTGTTCCATTCTATGAAATTCATTAATATAGGTAGCAGTAAATATAGCTCCCTTTTTACCAGTTAATTTATGAGCTAAAAATTCACAACCTTTTTTTGTTATATCATATCTTTTTAATTTTCTGTTTATTTTATCTTTATAACTAGTTTCTATAAAAAATTCATTCAGCCCAATTTTGGTCTCAATTAGATACTTCATATTTTTAGCTATATCTCTTAGTAAATGTTTATGCTCTTTCCCTAACATTTTTGCAACTTCTCTACTATCTAAAACTAACTTTTTTAATTCAAAATTCATCTCTTTGTATCTCCTTTCAATTATTATTGAAAGAATTTTCTTTTTATGATACAATTTACTTGAAAGAAATTTCTTTCAATAGCTTAGAGAATTATCATTCTGCCAAGAACTAGGGTAATTCTCTATTTTTTTAATTCTTCATCAATTTTTTCATTGAGCCAAGCTGTTTTGGTCTTATTTTCATTTTTTAATTTAGCTTCAAGAGTTTCAAGTTTTTCTCTATCAATTAGAACTCCAAAATCTTTTCTACTTTTTCTTCGCTCTTTGAAATAATTAGCTCTACTCTTATTCAACTTTTTCCTCCTTTCTGTATCTGATAACAGTATATAGTATCTGACTACAAAAGTCAAGAGGATTTTTATAAAAATAAAAAGGACAGGTTAATCTGCCCTTTTCCTTTATTAATTTTCTTCATCTCCATAATAATATCTTCTTCTTTTTTCTAGTTCTTCCTTAGTAATTTTTCCATCATTGTATTTTTTACAATCTTCGTCATAAAGGTCTTTATAGTATTTATCATTAAATTTATCTATATTACAATTTTTTAAAAATTCTTCTTTTATAAAATTTAATTCTTCAAGTGAAATTAATAAGGTATCTTCAGCTTTTCTCATTATTTCATAAGTTTTCAAATTATTTTTAGGAATAACGGTTTCAACATAATAAGTTAAACTTTTACAATTACTTCTTGCTAATTTTCCTTTATTAATATTTTTTTCTAATTTTTCAACTAATTCTAAAAAATCATTTTTTCTTCTTCTTTTTATTTTTGGTAATTGTCCTTCTCCATCATATTCAAAAGTACAATATTGATCAAAGCTAGGATAACCTATATAAGATTTTATATTTTCTCCTAAACTAAAATCATTAGAAACTACTTCTTCCTTTTTTTTGCCCAAAATTTTCCTAAAAATATAGCAAAGTACTATTCCAGATATTAAACCAAATACAAACATAAAATACCCCCTCAATTTTTTAATTTAATTATACAAAAAAATCCTAGAAATTTCTAGGACTTTTAATATTATTTCTTATTTTTTTAAATGCTCTATGCTTTATACTATGAACCCATTGCCTTGATATTCCAAGTTTTTCAGCTACTGCTTGTCCTGAATAACCCTCAAAAAATAATAGATTTAATACTTCTTTTTCTTGCTTTGTACAACAATTTAATAATCTTTCTACAAGTACTTTATTTTCCAAGTCTTCATTGTCTATACTTCTATCTTCAATTTCAAAATTTTCAATTCCTGAAAAATAAACTCTTTCTTGTTCACCCTTTTTAATGCTCTCTATGACATACTGAGGGACTCTATACCTTTCTTTATCTATATATCTCCTTATTTTTGCTTCAATATGAAAATACAGATGTGTCATAAACTTAGTATTGTAGCTTTCATCAAATGTTTTAATTGCTTGATAGATTCCAAGTATCCCTTCTTGGAATCCATCATCTGTTCCACCCCATTTATTATTTATCTTTCTAACAGTATTCAAGTACCTTTCAATTAATGTTTCAATAGCTTCATTATTCCCTTTTTTCGCTTCTCTTATAAGTTTCAAAACTTCTTGACTTTCCATTTCTATTCCTTATTATAAAGCTAGTTTACTTCTTACTATCTTTTCCTCAGCAACTTTTATAATATTTCTTAGCTCTACCTGCTCCCCTGCTATTTCATTTTGTCTTGCTTCAATTTTTACTTGCTTTTCTTTTAATGTTCTATCATTGATAATTTGATATTTATAAACTCTTGAAGCATATCTCATAAGTGCATGTCTTGTTATATTAATTTCTTTCATTATTATTTAATCCCCTTTCTTTTTGCCATTCCACAATTTCTTCAAGAATATAAATTAACTTACTGCATTCTTTTACTGTCATATTATCCATTGTTTTATCTTTTCCAAGATAATATTCTATAAATTCTTGCTTATCCTTTTCATAGTAAACTTGGATATACAAAGCATTAAACTTAGCTTTTTGCCTATCAGTTGCATAGTTATTTATTAATCTTTCTAAAATTTTGATAAGAATCTCAGCTTGGTTATAGCTGAGATCCTTACTAGAATTTTTATTAAATTTACTTTTTAAAAGTAGTCTATAATCTTCATCTTTTAAGCCTGCTTTATGCTTTAAAGTATGAATATATTTAATTTGATGTTTCTTTATTTCCTTCATTTTTCAAGTCCTCCATTACTGTAGTCATAGAAAGAGGAATATTGACTTTGTTCCCATTTTCATCTTTATAGTATGCTTCTATAAATGTCTTAGACTTCTGAGGTTTCCAAGCTTCTTTTATTATTTTAACTCCTTCAGTTAGTTCAGAAGCATCTATATTTCCAGCTATTTTCTCCAGCTCCATAACTCTTGAAGCCTTTAGGTTACCGTTTTTATCTTTCTTTAATAGCAAATTTACTATTTCAAGCAAATGACTATTTTCATCTTGAACAGATTTATAAATATAGCTTTTAACCTTCTCTATTCCTGAATGAACAGTATCATCAAAAGCATCTACCATTCTATAACCTAAAGTTATACTATACTTTCCATTGCTTGTTGTAAATGTATGTGATTGTTGATTATCATTTACCCCATATAGTTCACCTTTTAACTCTGTGATACTTTTAAAATCAGCAAATATAGATTTTTTTACTTGCCCAATTTGACTTGAAACTCCTTTTATCTTTTCCATTGCATTTAAAACCGTTTCATCAACAAGTGTTTTATATCCTTCTATCTTTGCTTTTCTCTCTTCTTCTTTCTTCCTTTCTTCTTCAAAAAATTGCTTTCTTAATGTTTCCCTTTCTTCAGCCGTTAAATTTTTTAGATTCATAATTGCCTCCTACCTAAGCTAGTCCTTTAATTTCTTTATATAAATAATTCCAAATGTTGCATCAGAAGTTTTGTACTTATCTTTTAACTTTTGTTCTTCATTCTCTTTAATTTCTTTTAATTGTCTGCTTGTCATTTCTCCATTAAATTCAGATGTCCAACTTGTAAAAGTTATAATCCCTGCTATTGAATAGAATCCACTTATATAGTATTCATATTTCTTTTTTCTTCCAAAAAATCCCTTTTTATAGTCTTGTCCTATATTAAAACCTGCTATAAATAATGCTAAACATAGTCCACCTAATGCCCAATCACTCATAGTTCCCTCCAATTCTAATTAACACTATTCTAATTAACACCAATTAGCTAAAATTTCATTTATATTTTTAATCATTTTTTTTATTTCGTTATCAATTTGAATATAACTTTCTCTAGCTTTTGAATTACCTTTATTAACTGCTTGAATACAATTTTTTCTCTTTATTGAAAGAGATGCCAACTCATTAAGTTCTTTGTCAATTTTTATAGCATCTTTTCCATACTCTCCAACCAATATTCTTTTTGCTTCTTCCGTTAAAATCTTATCTTTCATTTTATCCTCCCTTATAAAGCTAGTGTTGTAACTGCTGCTTGTATATGCTCTTTTGTTATTTTTTCAGAATTATTTTGTATAGCTATTTCATTGCTAGATGTCAATAAGTTAGCTAAATGTCTTGCTGAACCTCTTACCATTGTATTAATGTACTTTATTAACTCTTGAAGCTCTGCTTCTTTGTACAACTCCACTTCTCCTTTTAAAAATTGCTTTATAATATTTGAAGTATCTTCTATTGTTAAATCTTTTAATGTCATATTTACAACTGCCCTAGAATACAAGTATTCGTATTCTTTCCTTTGTCCAAAAATATTTGATTTTAGTCTTTCAGTTCCTGCTATAACAATTCCAACTCCTGTTTGGTCAGCTATACTTCTAATTATGTCTATAACACTTGCTTTTAAATGTTCTCCTTCATCTATAACTATTATTGTTTCAGTGAACCTGATTGCATCTTTTATTCTATCTTTCAATACTTCAGAATTTCCACTTGAATCAAGTCTTAATTCCTTAGCTAATTTTCTTATTAATCCAACTGCTGAGATTCCATTTTCAGCAGTTATTAAAACTCCTTTACCTCCATAAATTTTTAAATATTCCCTTATAGCGTGGGTTTTCCCCAGTCCTGCTCTTCCAAAAATATATCCAATTTTTGCACTTTCCATTAGCTGGTCCACTACATTTGAACTTACATATTTTTTAATTGTATTCAGTACATGGAATACTCTTCTTTTAACTTCTGTATCAGCTGAAAAGTCTATTCTTTTCATTTTTCTTTTATGTCTACTTAAAAAATCTTCAACCTTTTCAGCAAATACTTCATTATCTCCTACATATGTTCCTTTTCTCCATTCACTTAATGTACTTGCCCCAACTCCCATAGCTTTTGCTATTTTTGCATAACTCATATTATTTTCTTCTGAGAACATCTCTAATCTTGCTCTTAATGTATCCATCTTTGCCTCCTATACATCTACATATATTCCATTACCTATGTGAACCTTATTCTTTTTCTCAATCATTTTAGTTTCTTCTTTCTTTTCTTCTATAAGCTGAGCCTCCTCTATATTTTGCTTGTCATTATAGTAAATTAAATTTAAGTCATCTCTTATTTCTTCAGTAATACTTGAAACTTCTGTACTTAATTTTCTAATCTTTTGTAATCTTTTCTTATGTGTCTTAATAGCTGTAACATCTTTCCAGCCAGCTAGACTAGCTTGTTCTGCCCTGCATAAAAATTCTCCACTGTCAAGGTAAACATAAATATACTTTAAATTATGTGGGTCATATTTTATTTTTACCTTTTCTGTTTGATGGTAATATAAGTATTCATTTTGATAAAAATTCTCCATAAATTCTATACCATTTTGCTGTACTGTTCTTATTTCTTCATACAAGAATAAAAGTCTTAACTGTTGTTCTGTTAGCATTTTTCTATCAGCTACTGGATTTTCCTCAGTAAAAACTTCAAGAGGTGTCCTGTTATGCATTCCTTTTCCTCTATGCCCTTTTAAACCGTTATTTCTTCTACTTAAATAATAATAATGATTTTTTCTTTCTATAAATTTTGCTATTTCTTCTTCTAACTCCCATTGCTCTAAAATTTCGTTTTTTGCTATTTTTTCTAAGGCAAAACTTTTCATATGCTCAGGTCTTTCTACTATGTTTCCTCCTTTATATGTATAAAATTGCTTTGCAAAACTTTCTTTAAAATCAACGAACCATCTTTCTATATGTTTTGCTTGTGCATTATATTTTCTTGCATGACTTACATCTATTCCAACACTTGCATATATTCCGTCTAGTTCTTCAGTTCCTTTTAAAACTTTTGACTTGTACGCTTTTCCATTATCTGTATAGACATGCTCAGGTAATCCATACTTTTCAATTCCATTTTTTAATGCTATTGCTATTGCTTCTGTTGTTTCTGTCCAAGATAAGCTCCAACCTACTATAAATCTACTTTTTACATCTATCCATACTATTAAAGTAGGTGAACTATAAAATCTTTGTCCATTGTTCTTTTTCCTATTTCCTTGATAACACATTAACTCTAATGTATGTCCGTCTGACATCCAAACTTCTCCAGCTTTTATATCTTCATAGCTTCTTATAATATGTGGCTCGTAAGTATCTTTAAATTCTTTTGCTCCCATTCTTGCTTTTTCTTTTTCAATAATATTTATATCTTTATTGAAAATATTTCTTAATGTCCCATAAGTTATGCACTTATCGCCATATAATGCTATTAACCTTTCAAAAACATACATAAATGAAACCTTGTTTTTTGTGTAATATAAAGCCTTTGCTGTTTCTATTATCTCCTTTCTTACCCTTCTTATTCCTCTAGCTGTACCGTGTCCTGAAGCCAATGCTAGTGGATTATGTTTATTTTTTATATATACTCCATACCACCTACGAAGTGTAGGGACTGACAATTTCTTCAATATCTCCATTTGTTGAGGGTATTTGTCTTTTGCTTCTTTTATAAATCTATTTATTATTTCTTCTTTGCTTCCTTCTCCTTCTTCGTATTCCTCCTCTAACTTCATACATATAACAAACCTTGAATTAGCTACTCTTTGATTCCAGGCTGGTAGCTCATCAACTGCCTTCGCTTCTCTTTTTGCTACTGTCCTAGTTGCTACTTTCTTCTCTTTTTCTTTCTTAACTGTTAATAATGTAGCTCTATAAGCATCAACATCTGAGGCGTCATATACATTTCTTTGTCTCTTGTCTATAATTACCTTTTTAACTTTCCAGCCTTGAGCCTTAGCAAATCTTAGAGTTTGGGTTCTTTCTTTTCCTAAGATTTTTTGTAAATCTTCTATTAAGTATCCTTTTTCCATAAAAGCCCCTTTCTAAAAGATTCTCGTTTTCAAAGCTCTTTCAATACCTCTTTCAGTTTCTACATCTCTTTCAACATTTAGTCCTCTTAATGCTCTATATACTTTCTTTTCATCTAATCTTTCTTTATTGCAAAAATCTTTCAATGTCAAATCTCTTTGTAATAGTAACTTTTGAAAAGTCTTTACTTTTTTATCTCTATTTTTAATATATCCTGGTGTCTTTTCACATAGTGCTAAAACTTCAGCTTCTCTTTCTTCTAATTCTCCATTTAAAAGTTTTTTAAACTCGTATTGACTTAGATTAAGTTCAATCATTACCTTTTGTAAACTTATTTCTGAATCTATCAACTTCTTTTTTAATTCAATTATTCTTATTAACTTCTCTCTATATTGCTCTACCTTCTGTTCTATACACATTTTCAAGCTCCTTTTCTAACTTTAAAATCATCTTTCTATATATTGTTGGATGCTTCTTTAAATATTCCAGCATTCCTTTTATATAAATTTCTCTTTTCATTTGCTCTCCTTTTTGATATAATCAAAATGAATATTTTGCTGTGGACATCACAACTTTGGCGAGGGGTGATGCCCTTTTTCATTTTAATTATTAAAATATTGATAACCTGCTCTCCTATAATATTGTCTTAAACTATATATATCTTTTAATCTTAAATACTCCACTGCCTCCTCTTCTTTTCCACATTTAATATATATTTCTAATGCTATTGAATGTCTTAATTCATGAATAGAATAGTTTTTACCTAAGTATTTTTTAGTATTTTGAGTATTCCAATAGTATAGAGTTGTAAAATCTAATTGAAAAATCTTATTCTCAAACTCATATTTTTCAGCATACTTTAATAAATCCCTTGCTAGATCTCTACTTATCTTTTTTCCTAATAAAGTTGATTTTGAATAGTCTATATCTTCAACTTTTATTTCCACTATTTCTTTGAAAAAAAGCCCTCTTTCTTTTATGATTTGATATATAAGTCTTTCTCTTTCTGGTACTGAGTTTTGCAATATATTAAACTGCTCCATTGTTACAAAGTCTTTAACCTTAAAGACTCTTTTGTATCTTTTAATATTTTCAGTTATATCTAAACCCAGCACTTCCTCAAAGAAAAACTCTAAGGCATTAAGTTCTACTAATACTGTATTTACTGATAATTCCATTAATTTTTTATCTAGGTATCTAATTACATCTTCCTTTTTTACATCTATCACTTCCTTATTTGTTTCTTCTAAAAAATCTTGTACTGCCTTTTTATATATCTTTTGTGTTGCTACTGAATAATCTCTATATGCCATTTCTGTTTGTAAACTTAGTAAGTCAAAATAAAATTTATTCATTTTCAATAACTGTATCATCTCCTTATTCTTCATTATTTTCATTTTCTATGTCTGCTCCATAGACTTCATCACTTAAATCATTTACAACTTCTATTATTGTGTCTATTTTTCTTTTGATCTGTTTTATATCCTCTCCCATCTCTTCCACTTTTTTAAAAAAGTCTTGTGATTTTTCAAAAAATTCAAAAATTGTATTTATTTCTTCATCTCTTTTAGTTATAAGAAACATCATTTTATCCAGTTTAGGTTCAAATGTCGCTGGTACTCCTGAAGATAAAACCATTTCATTTTTCTTTATTTTTGTAAGCATTTCCTTTGAGAACTCTTTTATAAACTTTCTGAACTCTTTAGCTTTCTCAGTATTAGCTAAGAAAGCTACCTCATAGATTCCTGCTTCTGTAAATATCCTTTTCTCCCTTTTCTTTAAGATTCCCCCTTCATTGTTTAGAACTTTCTTTAAATATGAATATTGTTTTTCTTGTAAATTTGGATTTCTTAAAAATATACTTTTATTAAAACTATCTTTATCTTTAAAATTTAATGCTTTTGCAAGTTCTTCAATATCCATTTCAATTTCATTATTAGGATTGATTGTTAATTGAAGCTCAGTTTCTCCAAACTTTACCAAGCTATTTTTATTGCTCATTTTCTCCTCCATTCAATTAGTTTTTTATTATCATTCAAGCCTTAAAGTTTCTATAAGCATTCCCCCTTTATTGATTTTTTACCTCTTAAAAGTTATAATTTAATTAAAACTTTGGAGGTACTTTTATGAAACCTTATGAAACTGCTAAATTACTAAAAATATATTTAAAAGAAAATAATAAAACTGAAATAAAATTTTTTTTTGAAACTCCATTTGATTCTGTAGAACATCAAGAAAACCTTAAATATCTAGTTAGTATTAAAGTCTTATCAACAGATAGTAAATTTAGCTATTTCAAGCCAACCAATTATTATAATTTTTATTTATTTTTTCATATATCACCTTACCAATTATTAAATTTTTATAAATTTATCAAAGATTTAATCTAAAATTTTAAATAATGGACTAATGAATAAATTATCTAGTTTTCCAGCATTATCTAACTCTTTTAGCTCATTAGCAGTTATTATTTTAAAGTCTGTACTTCCATAAGCTCTCACTAGATAACAAAGTTCTATATTGGGAGCTTGTTCTTTTATTGCTATTTGTAAATCAAACCAGTTAAAATCTGTTATAACTTCTTCTATTGGTACATATTCCCACTTTTTAAATTTATTTAATTTTTTAAAATCTATTTTTTGTTCCTTTGTTTCTTCTATAAATTCCTCCTTATCTTTATCAAAAAATACTTTTTCTATAATCCCCATTATTACTATGTATAAAAATAAGAATATTCCAATTTTTGCAAAAATAGTTATTATAAATTTTATAATCATCTTTTTATCCTTCAGTTTTTAATAGAGCAAATCCTTTTAATCTATCAGGTCTTTCTATCTCTATAGGACTAGGTCCACTCTTTATCTTTTCTTCTATCTTATTGCTAGAAATGTAAAGCTCTTTACTTTTTTCCATTTCTTCCATTGAAAATATATAATCTATATTAGTTTTTACTTTTTCCCAATCAGCTTTACTTAGCTTTGATATTTCATTTATTAATGCTTTTGATATTTTCATTTTTCCTCCATTCAATTAGTTTTTAATTATTATTCAAGCCTTAAAATCTTCTATAAGCATTCCCCCTTTATTGATTTTTTACCTCTTAAAAGCTATAATTTAGTTAAAACTTTTAAGGAGCTGAATTAAATGTCTAATAACAATTTAAAAAATCAATCAAAATTTCCTTATAGATCTATTCCAGATTTACCTACTATAAGAAATTTCTATCAACAATTTAATAATCCACTTAACAATTTCACTTTAAGAAATAGTTTTTTAGCTTTAGAAAATGCTAAAAAAGATAGAGAAAATTTTTTTAATAATCTCTTTTCTACTCGTAATCAAATGAGCAGTGCCATTTCTAATTTTAAAGAAGCTAGTAATTTAAGAAAAGCTTTTCAAAATTTAACTGATTTACAATCTTGATTAGAACAACTAAAAGAAAATTTTTATACTCCGATTATTCCTAAGATTGAGTTAGTAAATGAAAATTTTTTAAATGAGCCTATTGAAACATTAAATTCTGATTCTATTTTTCTTGAAGAAAATTCATCTGTTAAAGCTATTAATGAACTTATTGATGTTCAAAAAGAAACTATGGAAATCATTAAAGAGTTAGTAAAATCAACTAATGAATCTGTTAATATATCCAAAGAAAATTCTAGTGTATCTAAAGAAGCATCAAGACTTCAAAAAGAAGAGATAGAATCTAATAAAATTACAGAAACTTTTAATAAGAAAATGGCTTATTTTACTTTATGGATTGGAATAGCAACTTTAATTGCTACAGTTATACCTTTAATAACAGGATTATTAAAATGATTAATATTGTTATATTTAAATAAAATATATTTTTTTCAGAGTTTTTTACTCTTGTTTTTAAAATTTCAATTTCATTTTTTAATAATTGATCTTCAATTGCTAAATTAGTAAGAACTTTTGTTTGTTCTATTATTAATTCAGTTTGATTTTTTAAACATTCAGTAATTAACTCTTTTTCTTTATCCATTTTTCCTCCATTCAATTAACTTTTAATTATCATTCAAACCTTAAAATCTTCTATAAGCACTCCTCCTTTCTTTTTTAGTATAGTGTTTCAATTCCCAATGTCCTGTGTACTTCTGTCCCCCTTTCTATTTTTTATATTTTTTTCTATTCACTTTTTTATATTTTTTAGAAAAGTGATTTTAAAAAATAAAACCTTTTTAAAGATTTTACAGATTGATTTTTAGTATCTAGGATACAGATATGTAAAATATATTTGTATCTAAGATTTAAAAATGTTATAATAATTAAATAAAATTTCAATATTAAAGTAAAAAAATAATTACTTTTTAAAAGTATATTTTTCTTTACCCGAGTAAAATATAACATACTTTTATATTAATGTCAACTTTTTTATTGATATTTTTTCTGATTAATAAAAAAGAGGTAAATTATGAGTGAGATAGGAAAAAAAATTGCTTATTTTAGAAAAGAAAAAAATCTAACACAAACAGATTTAGCAAACATTTTAGGGATTACCAAACAAACAATTATAAAATATGAAGCAGGAAAAACTTCAATTCCTGTTGATACTCTTCTAAAAATTTCTAATTTTTTTAATGTCCCAATAGAAATTTTTTTTTATGAAGATTTTACTAATTCTAAAGAAATTAAAAATAACAATACTATTAAAATTCCAGTGATTCCTATAGCATATTCTGATATGACTAATATTCCTTCTGTTATTGATTGGTATGAGTTCCCTGTGTCATTATCAAAAAATGCCGATTATGCAACTATTCAAGATAATAACTCAATGGAGCCAAAAATTTATGAAGATGATCTGATTTTAATAAAAAAAACTAATGAATTAGAGAATGAAAATATCGGTTTGTTTAAACTAAATGGTAAAATTATTTGTAAACGCTTTTATAAAAATTTAATTACAAATGAAATTTTACTTAAATCGGATAATTTAACTGTGGATTCTATAAAGATAACTGAAAAAGATAATTTTAAGATTGTAGGAAAAGTTGTGGGAATATTTGATTATAATTTATAAGTTTTTAGTGTTCTATTTCAACTTAGTAGCAAATTGCTACCTAGTTGTTTTACATTGATTTATAAATCATTTTTTGATTAGGTTGATTTTATAATTTTTTCAATTATAAAACATATTTATATTTTTCTTTATTTATCAATATAAAAAATGATATAAATTATTAATAGTGTTCTATTTCAACCTACGAATAGATTGGGATAGGTTGTTTAATATTGATTTTATTATATTATTTTTATTTTAAGTTTTTAGCCAGTCTTTTTATAATGTTTAATTTTAGTATTTTAAAGATATAAAGCTATTTTTTAGCTAAAAAGATCCATTTACACAACAAGGATTTTTTTAGCTATTTTTTTAATATCCATTTTTTCAGTATTTTTCTATCTGTGCTGGCTTCTATTAAAAAGTGTTATTTTTTATCTTTTGCACATGAAGTGAATAGTAATAAAATAATAAAAAAAGAGCCTTTAGCTCCCTATTGAATGAGTTTTAAATTTTATTGAATATTTTTATATTTTCTTATTTCCTCTGTGTAAACATAAAAATTTTTACTATTTTTTCTCAGAAATTATCACTTTTTATCACTCAGTTACACTTCTAATTAACACTAACAATATCCCTATAATTCTATTATTAAAGCTATTTTTATTTAAAATATTAAATTTATTATTTCATATTACCCCCCACAAT